GTCGACCGCGCCGGTGGCCAGCAGGAACGTCGCGTGATCCCAGCCCTTGGTGTCGATGTAGGTCACCGTCGCCGCGCCGTCGTCCTTCAGCTGCGGCGAGCAGACCAGGCCGACCTTCGCGTTCTCGAACAAGTTATGCATGTTGTGCTCCTTCTAAACGCCCCGCGATGTCACCCCCGGGACTCGCGTCCCGGGGCGTTAATCACACTCATTACGACGCGGCCGTCGTCGTCTTGCACATCGCCGTCGCGTCGGATGCGACGATGTCGAGTCTCTCCGTGCCTCTGATGCCCACCTGGTCGGTCGCGAAGTAGACCTCCCTGCTCTGGGCGACGTCGATCTGCCTGCGGTCGCCGAGCATCCAGCCCCGCCTCAGCGAGCCGAAGGCCCAGAACGCCGTCGACACCGCCGTGGACGAGGGCAGGACCTCCGTCAGCTCGACGGGGAAGCCCAGCAGCAGCGGCGCTACGCCGCCCAGCTGCAGCGGCGCGCCGGAAGGCCCGCCCGCCGTCGTGACGAACTTGACGATCGGGACCCCGTTGGAGTCGACCTGGCCGACGACGTTGGCCCAGAAGACCGTCCGGTGGAAGTAGTAGGACGCATCCCGCAGCGCCCACGAGGGCACCTGGCCGATCGCGCCGGTCAGGTACTTCCACGCGACGGCCTCGGCGAACGTGTCGTCGCCGCTGTCGGCGGCCTGGTCGGTCGTCGAGGCGTGCGGCAGGACGCCGGTTATGCCGAAGTAGGTGCTCGTGCCGTCGCCCATGAACCCGCAGGTGTCTTCCTTGGTCGCGAACGCCAGGGCGATCTCGTCGGCGACCAGCTCGGCCACGGCGATTGCCGCGTCCTCTTCCAGCTCCGAGGAGATCGCCGTCAGCGTGCACCACTTCTTGGCCGTGAGGGCCACCTGGCCGATCGTCACGTCGCTGGTGGTGATCGCCGTGCCTTCACCCGGCGAGTAGACCGTCAGGCCGCCCGCCCTCTTCGGCCAGGACTGGCGGTCCCGGCTCATCGGCACCACCAGGGCCCGGCGGCGGAATACGCCGTACAGCTCGACGTTGCGGATGATCGTCGCCATCTGCTCTTCGGGCACGAGGAAACCGCCGGCGGTGTCGGCCCCTTCGCCCATCGCCTTGATCTCGACGCCCTCGTCTATGAGCTTCCGCCGTGCGCTTTCCAGGTTGCAGCAGTGGCCCAGGACCGCCAGGCCGAACTGTCGCGCCTGCTCGCGCGATCCGAACATCCCGCGATAATCGCCGGCCGGCGTGACCGTCCGCTCCAGGACGCTCTTGATCCCCTTGCGGAAGTCTTCGCTCAATGCGTCGACGTCGGCCCTCAACTGCTCCATGGCCGCGAACTTCTCCACCTGCTCGGTCACCGCCGCCTGGAGTTCCTCGATGGCCTTGCTGCTCTGCTGTGTGGCGCCGCGAACGAGATCGTTCAGCTCGGCCACTTGTTGTTCAATCGTAGGCATTTCAAACCTTTCAATTAGAGTTCGTCGTTTCCTTGAGGTCCTCGATCAGAGTTTGGAGTACTCCGATCGTCTTTTCCGTTTCCCCGTTCGTCTCCGGCGCGTCGGTCCCGGCGAGCCGGGACGGGGGAGTCGTCTCCGGGGCCTCCAACGCGCCGCCGTTGAATCCAAACTCTGCAATTTGCAGCTTGATCTCTTCAATCTCCGCCGCCAGGTACTGGCGGAGCTCCGCCATCCCAGCCTCCACGGCCGTGCGGACCTCCTGACCGACGACAACGCCCCGCGATGTAATCGCGGGGTCATCGGCCCGGTCCTCCCGATACATCGGGACCGGGACCGGCGTTAAGGAGCCGAGCTGCACCGCGCCGCTGTTGGCCGGCACGGACACCTGGCTGACCTCCAGCAGCTCGATCTCCGTGTAGACCCTCACCCGCTTGTCATCCGCCAGGTGAGCCTCACCGAAGGGTTTTTCCAGCTCCGGCAGTTCTTCCAGCAGTGCAGCCGCCGGCCCCATGAGCCACTTGATCGGGATAAAGCCGATCGACACGGCCACCGACTGCTCGATGTCCCTGGCGAGCTTCCAATGCTCCTCGGCGGCGTCCGTCTCGGCGTAGCGGACCTCGATCCGCACGTCGCTGTCCGTGATCTCGATTGCCTTGACCGTGCCGATCTGCGTCGGATGGCCCGCCTCGACCCACGGCTGATGCGCCGCCAGGAACGGGCTGTGCCGCTCGAACTTCTCCAGCCTCGCCTTGAACGCCGACGGCAGGACCACCTCCCCGTGGCGGTCGACCTCGTTGGTGGAGGCGATGAAGCGCACGGTGCGGCTGGCCAGGTCGACCTGCTTGGACCGCCCCTGGATCGATCGCCCTTGGGCCTCGTCGCTCGCGCGATCGACTACGCCGCGTTCGACGCCGCTCAGCGCCGGCCTTGCCGGCGCCGCTTGCGGCTTAACCGCTGTTTGTTTGGTCAGCGTCATCGTGATGGTCCTTTGTGTCTTCTGTCACCGCCGCGATATGCGCCAGGACGGCCGCACGCGTTGACTGGCCTTTGAATCGCCCAACGCTGAGGCACTTGCAGTTGATAGTTTCGCCCGGCGCCCCCGCCTCGTAGTCGCGCGGGAAGCGCAGGCGCGCCGTGCCGACCTGGAAGAGCTCGGCGTGGCCGATCGGGGCGGCGAGGTACCGCTTCTCGGCGGCGATGTGCGACGGCCGCCTTTCGCCGGGGCCCCGGGAATGAATCCACGCCTTGTGCGTGAAGCCGGCGACCTTTTCGCCTTCATCCCGCGACTGGCTGTAGACCTGGCCGACGGCGTTTTGCGCGATCGTCCGGGCCTGGCCCCGCCGGGCCCCAAAAACGCTCTGCACGCGGTCCGCCAACTCGTTGATCGACTCGCCCGCCTCCATCCCCGCCGCCAGCGACCGCTGGAGGACCTGGCGCGTCCTGCCGTTTATCAGCGTCGTCGCACGCCAGGCCTGGGCGCGAATCAGGCCTACAATCTGCGGGCTGTTCATCGCGGCCGATACGGCCTGCTCCAGAGGCTTGCCGCTTATGCCGGCGGCGGAGAACACCTGGCGGAGGCCGACCTTCGCCGTCTCCGAAGCGAACGCCTTCGCTCGCACCATGAGGGCCTGGTTGGCCTCGACGACGTCGAAGACGATGCGCAAAATGACCGTATCGCCTTGTTTAACGCCCCGCGATGTAATCGCGGGGGCTCGATCCCGACGATTGTCATCGTCGGGCGTTAGATGATTCTGATCGTCGGGCGTTAGATGATTCGACAGCTCCGCACGCAGGCGCTGAAGCGTTTGCGTCTGCTGACGCGCCATCAGGCCTCGCAGGGCGGTGCGGTACCTGTTGGCCACGGCCGCCCAGGAGCGGACCTGCGACTGCCACAGGCGCGACAGCTCCGCCTCCGACGGCTGCTCCGGCGGCGCGCCGGGGCCGGCTCTTTTTTGTGCAAAATCGTCAGGTTGGCCTGTGTTCGGAGATCTTCGGTCGGTGGCGTCAATGATCGATGCGGCGGCGTTGCCCGCACGTGCGACAACGTCGGCCGCCTGGTGGCGGCCTGTGCGGTTCGGCTGAGCGCTCACCGTCGAAGCGTCGCTTTCCTGGCTTCGCTGCCCGAGCTCGTCGTCGCCGGGCGTATTCGCCTCGCCATCGGCCGGCGCCAAGGGCTCGCCCGCTATCAGCAGGTCCGCCGGCGTCAGCCCCATCGGCAGGAAGCCCACCTGGTAGTGCCTGCGGTCCGGCAGGCCGAGGTCCAGCAGGTCGTTGACGTCGGCCATGGGAACGCCCATGCCGAACAGGGCCTTGGCCGTCTCGACGCGCGCCAGGCGCATCAGTTGCACTACCGGCTGGTCCTCGACGTCGAACCACGCCTCGGCGCCGGCGTCGATCGCGTCCACGACGTCCTGGACGCCGGCGATCAGGTCATCCAGCAGCGTGAAGATCAGCCCTTCCCAAAACTGCTTCATGGCGTTTTGGGAGTACGCCGAGCTGTCGCCGGCGGCGTCCACCCAGCCAGCGATGATGGGGGGCACGTCGTAGAGCGCACACAGCTCGAGGCGCGTCGTCTTCTTGCCCGCGTCAAACTGGAGGTCCACGAAGCTGGAGGCCAGTGACGACGCCTTCGCGCCGCCCTCGAGGATGGCGGTCCTCTTGGCGCGGCCCGGCCCGGCGTGTCGCTGGCTCCACGTGGCGATCGCCTCGCTGCGCTGCTCGGGGGTCAGTGAGCCGGGCACCTCTATGGTCACGCCCGGCTCGCCGTTGTTGGCCAGGGCGGAGGCGTTGAACATCGCCGCCGAGTAGTCCGTGGCGATCGCCAGGCGGCCCGGTTTGGCGGGCGAAAGCCCCTGAAGCACCCCTCGAGGGCTCCACCGATAGAGGAACACGATCTCCTCGCGCGTCAGGCCGATCTTCCGGCTCGTCTTGGGCAGCGTGTACGTGTAGCCCAGCAGCAGCGGCAGGCCCCGCGAATCGGTCCGCACGACGGGTGAGATATGCCTGCCGTCCACCACGTGCAGGCTCCCGGGCCTCCGGCCGGTCAGCTCCGCCTTGACGACGGCCACCGACCCGCTGCGGAACAGGCAGCCGACCATCGCCTCGACGAACTGCGTCCACCGCTGGTAGTCGTTGGGGTTGGCGAACAGCTCCACGACCGGCCCGGCCTCGATCAGCTCGCCCTCGACCGCCTTGCCGACGTAGACACTCTTGTAGCCGCGCAGCACGCGCCGTTTGCGCGTGTCCTGAGTCCCGGCGCGCCGGGATCGAAGGACCCCGCGCCCCGATTCCGACATCGCCTCCCGGCTCTTGCGACTGAACCGCAGCGGCACGCCCTTCACCGCCATCTGGATCTTCTGGATGCACTTGTGGGCCCACAGGCACGCCTCGTAGGGCTCCATGGGCTCATACAGCCGCCCGCCTCCGCCGGCCGTGTCGTGGCCCCGCAGAAACGCCTGGCTGGCCGCCGACAGCGGCGCCGTCGCCTTGGTGACCGCCAAACCATCAGCCATCACCGCCAGCGCCTCCGCCGCCGCGTCTATCCGCACACTGTTACTCGCCAGTCCCACTAGATCACCGTGATCCTGAATCTGTTCTTGTCGCCCGCCGCGTGCAGGGCCAACGCCAGCGACCAGAAGCGGTCGGCGTGGCCGTCATCGCTCCGCTCGGCGTCGAAGCGGATATTCCCCGCCGCCGTCGTGACCTTTCGAACGCTGTGGAGATCGCTCCGCACGGCCGTGTCGGCTGGGATTCGGACTGTCCGGTCCTCAAAGCGCATCCGCACGGGCCCGGCCAGGTCCGCCTTGACCTGGTTCGTGAACGTCACGCCCTCCACGCGGTAGCTGCCGTGCCTCTCGACGGCCCGCTCGGCCAGTTGCATCCCAAGGCCCGTCGCGTCGATGCAGCAGCGGGTGACCTTGCACGCCCGCATGATCTCATCGAGCGTGGCCTCCTGCTCGGCGAAGCGCGCCCCCTTCAGCGTCACCAGGCGCCGCGTCCAGTGGACGTCGCCCACCTGCTGGAGCAGCCAGAAGACAGTCAGGTCTCTCTTGCGCCCGACGTCCACGCCCAGCCACGTCGGCCCGGAGGCGATCACTACCTGGTCGCCCGCAGGCGTGGCGTCGGTTTCGCACGCCGCGATCAGGTCGAACGTCAGGAAGGCCGTCGCCTCGTCGACGAACTCGCAGAGGTACTCCTGCCGCCACGTCTCCTCGTCGCCCACTCCCGAGCGGAGCTCCTCGACGTCCACGTCCAGGCCGCCGGCCACCGCGTCGTGGATCGTCGTGCGGTGGCGCGTGAACGGCCGGTCCTGATCCGACCAGATGCGATACGCCAGGTTCTGCTTGCCCTTGGGCGTGGTGAGTATGCGGATCTTCAGTTTCCGCCGCGTCACCGAGGGGAACACCGCGGCCCATATGTCATCGGCGTTCTGGTGGATGGCGAACTCGTCCAGCACCACGTTGGCCGTGTAGCCGCGTGCGGTGTCGGGGTTGGCCGGCAGTGCGAAGATCCTCGCCCCGTTGGGCAGCTCGACCTCCTCGCGCGTGTCCTTGGTGGGCTCGATCGCACGCGAATAGTCGCAGGCGATCCGCATGACTTTCAGGTGGTCGCGGACCTTCCGCATCAGCTCGTTGCTCTGCCTCTGGCCGCGCGAGAGCAGCAGCCAGTCCTCTCCCGTCGCCAGGGCGTCGAGCACGCACTCCAACGCGGCCACGAAGCTCTTGCCCACCTGCCTCGCCCACAGGCCGTACTTGAATCGCCGGCCGTCGGCGATCCAGCCGTGCTGGTACGCCATCAGCGGTACGACCGGCGCGGCGGTATGTGTCGCAAGTGATGTCACGTTGTTTCGATCTAACCCCCCGCGACCGCAGCCGATCGAACGCCGGCGCGCCGGGGCGATGCAATCGATTTAACGCCCCGCGATGCAATCGCGGGGTCATCGTCCCGGGGGATTTCATCCCCCGGCGTTACGGGCGTTACGGCTGTCGGAATGTTGTAGATCCGCTTGATCCGCTCGATGTCCGCCGTGCTCAGCCGGTCTCTCATCTCCCGCTCGACCTGCTCGTCGGCGGCCGCCTTCGCGGCGGCGATCTGATCACGAAGCTCTTCCCTCTTCACGTCCACCAGTTGGGCCTTCGCCTCCGCCGAGCGCAACTTCGCCGTCGCCTCCAGCAGGCGTATCGCCTGGCCGGCGCCATCGGGTGTGATCTCCTCCAGCCCCATCAGCGAATCGAAGATCTTCTGCCCCGCGACCTCCACGTTCAGCCGCCCGATCGGCCAGCCTTCCTTCTGCGCGAGCTGCGTCATGGCGATGGCCAGGTCGCGCTTCGCGTGGATCGCCTTCAGCGGCGCCAGCGCCGCCTTGCGGTCCTGGTGTATGCTGGGCTTTTTCGCCTCGATTCCCTGCTTGGCGAGCCACGCCTGGATCCCCTCCAGCGTGTAGTGGTCCTTGTCGATCAGGATGGCGTTGTATTCGTCCATCCGCTCGGTCGGCAGTAGCTGGCGGGTCTTGGACCGTCGGATATTCATTCCAGGACCTCCAGCTTGGCCCACGGCTTGTGCTCGGCCAGGAACGTCAGCCCCTTGGCCGTGAGCTTCAGGAGCCGCCCCTCGCCCTCGCCGACGGTGTAGACCAGCTCCTTTTGGCCCAGCC